GACCCCATTTGCTTGCGAATCAGAATTATCAGGCATCATGCCAACATTGTTCAGCAGTGAACCCAGTTGAGCTTGGCTTTGAAAACTGTCTGATTAGAGTGGTCTGTTGTCATTTTCTTTAGTCTCTTCGCTCTAATTAATGAGTGGTTATCTGTTGTTCATTTCTAATTAATTTAAACAAAATAATTATAGGCCTGACTGATATTATTATGTATTCATCAAAATATCAGTTTAATAAAATGAATAATGTATTTAACAATTTACATCACGGAGGTAAGAGCGAGTTGGGATTCCGCCGTGTACCCATCCAGCCGCAGCAACTTCAGGAACCAAGTTCTTAGGATTCTGTACATTTTGCTTGAGAATCGGAATCATTGGTGTATATTGTTGAGAGAAGAACTGTTCAGTTACAGTACCACATTCCTTACCCATACGCACTTGTTCAGAGTGTAAGAGTAAGCTTTCAACATCACGGGATGGAGAGCCCCCAGCCATATATGGAACGGTTAAGAAGGGGCGGGATTGTGGGCGGATTTGGCAGCGATTATTTTTAAAAGCAATTTGATTACGAAGAATTGAATCGGCATCGATGGCGGCATTATTCAGACCGTAACCTTCGCGGGGATAGATGAGTAGCTGATTTACGGCCAACGGGTTGACGCCGGTAGCCTTAGGGACTAAGTTTGTTGTCATATAACGTCCAGGCCCGACAGATTGTGAGTAAAAGGACTGAATACCGCAAAGGTCATCACGGGAATGAGTTAATCTATTGATCTCCATTATCTCTGAACTAATGAGGCATAAAAAATATTATTATAAAAAAGAAATGCCAAACCCAAAACCGCTTGGTAAAGAATTATGTAGTTGTATCAAAAAAGTTAGAAAAACTGTAAAGGTTAGACCAGGACAAAACAAATCCCTAAAAGGTAAAGAAAAGGCAGCAATTGGAATCTGTGTAAAATCAGTTCTTCAATCCCGAGGCAAAACTCTTAAGCGATTTAAATGTACTCCAAAACCATATATTCGTACTCAGCCATTAAAATCTAAGTAATGAATATAATGAGCGGCAATAATAATAGTAATGGTAGAGATATTATTGTTATTACACCAAATAAGAGTAAAAATATTCCATATTTTGAAGGTATGAGACGTTTTTATGGCATACCTGTGAATAAAAATATAGAGATTGTAAGAAAAAATGGAGATTTTAGTAATAACGAATTTGATGCCTTAAAGAGTATTATAGAAAGCAATTCTACTTCAAAGTATGAATTAGCAACATTTTTCGCAAATTATTTAGGTGTCAATAAAAATTTCTATAATCCAACACTTCCTAGTTCAGAAGTAGCTCAAAGAAAACGCCCTGTAGCATCTGTATCTCACGTTACCGTGCAAAAACCCGCATATATAAGAAACTATTATCTAAATTATCCAAATAATAATTCTATTATGAATGAAGAACCAACTAGAAAGGAATTACTAAAGGAAGCATTAATGAAGGTACTAGCAGAGGAGCGTAATAATGAAGCAGTTGTTGTTGAAAATATTCTTGGAAATAGGCCCAATGTAGTTAGTTTAGCCTTAAAGGCTAAGAAAAATTATAGCAAAGCTTCAAAATCTAAACGTCCATCTAGAACATCTAGAGTAACACGAAAGCACGCGGCTGAAAAAGAAAAACGAAAGAGAGCACGTAATTTTGCTCGAACCTATAAAAAGTTAATGGTAAATAGAAACTAAAGTTGAATTAGCTTAAAAATTTTTTATAACTAGTAGTTAGAAATGCCAAGTCGTTCTTCAGGTTCCCGTCGCACCCTATCATACCCCCCTTCAAAGTCACTGAATCCTATTTCAAAATCAGCTATAATACCAACTCCAGTACAAACCAGCGTACAAGTACAACAACCAGGATTCTTCTCGAATATGTGGCAAGGATTCGGTCTAGGTGCTGGACAAAGTATCGCAATGAATATTTTTCGGTCAGATCCTAAAGTAACTCACGTTCATGAAAACGTACCAGCCACATCTACTTCAGAATCACTATATTCAAAAGAGTATATTCAGTGCTTGAAAGATAATAGCAATGATAAGGATTTATGTAAACAATTTATGTAATTAAAAGAATAGAAGTCAAAAATATAAATAATAAATATTATTTTAGTTTTTAACTTTTTATAAATCAGTCGCCAGCTTATGAATCCATATTCAACCAAGGAATAGGGCCCCCATCTGTTCCCGCCAGGCAGGCTTCGCGCCCACCTTCTTTACACGTCTTACCAGGAATTTTGTAAAGCCAGTCAGCGAATGCACCTTGGTCATTTGGAACAGTGGTAGATGGTTGAGTTACAAATTGACGTTGGCTCTGGTTCTTTCCAAATACATCAGTTGGGTCAGAGAACCATTGTACACGGAAATAGTCATCCATTGTTTGCTTTACAGTTGGATTATCAACGGGGGCCGCTTCAGGGCGTCCAGGATTGTATTTGATTTCATCAAGTAAAACATTCATAAAAAGATTGCGAGCGGTTGGAGGAGTGTAATCAGGAAGCATTGGGCCCGAATATGGAAACGCGTCAACTTCTACAACACCTGTTGGATTAGGTTGAACACTTCCTGGTTTGGAACCACCGTTCACAAAACCTTCCATACCAGTAGTCGGTGCTAAATAGCCACTAGGGTCTACATTGGCAATGTAAGGTAACTTATGATATGTATCCCATTTCTTTACTACTTGTTCTCCTTGAGTTCCTTTATCCCCAGAATTGGAAGTTTCAATCTTAGTAGTAAAAATAATGGCCAATGCTGTAAAAGTGCCAAACATTAGCGTTACAGCGAGAGCTGGGAGGCCTCCTAATAGGCTAGCAATTAGGCCAATAAATACTGATATCAGGATTAACCGGGCGGCAAAATTCCAAGCTGAATGTGGACAATTTGGCTTAAATTCTAAGCTAAAATCCTTGAATAGGATTGAAAAGTCTTTCCAGAACGGAAGTTCACATCCCTTATCGTGGGTCATTATTCTAAACCTTAGAAACTTTATTTCTTACCACCTTTTCCAGGCATTTTCTTATTTCCAGTTTTCTTGGTGGATGCTTCTTCATTAAGAAGTGCCGTCATTGCTGCATCAGCTTCTGCTATTGCTGCTACACTAATTGGTGCTACTGCCATTGTAGCTGCTGCCTTTTTTGCCTCTTTTTCAGAAGCTTTCTTCTTTAGGCGTTCCTTTACCATTGAAAGACGGGCACTTCCCTCGCGACCAGCCTGTCGCGCTAAGTCCATATCTTGAAATCCGAATGCACCCTTGATACCATCCATCATATCTACAAAGCTTGAATTGCCAGCAAACTCTTTCATTAATTCTTCGGCTTCACGTGCGATTTCCTGAGGACGAATGGCACCAGATGTAATCTTTTGTTGGAGACGCTTACCGATTTTTTGAACGATCTTTTGAATATTACCAGGATTGCTGCCAAAAACTTTGAACAAAACATCAAAGGCCCGGGACGGATCCTTTTCACATTCTTCAATCATTTCCTTACTAATTCCCAAATCCTCTGGAGTAATATCCTTCACAATCTCCTGAGCTAACTTCGCCATATGGCCTTTTAAGAACTTTTCAGGAATCTTTGGAAAACCATTTTCAAATAATCCCTCTAAGCCGGCTGGTAATCCAGATGTGGAACTTGCTCCTGCTCCTCCCGCAGGGGCGGCGCCATCAGTACCAGACTTGAAAAATGTTGCAAATTTACCAATAATACTTTGGAAATCAAAGCCTTCTAGTTTCTTTTTCATATCATTCATTGCATCATCCATCCAATCAGGTTTAGATGATTCGCTAAATCCAGCCTCCATAAAACAGCAAATCGATAGGATGCGTACATATTCCCAAATAGCCTTTCGAGTTTGTTCAGATAATGATGCCCATACCGTATCAGAGATTTCTACACCAGGTAGTACCTTGCCAGGATTCTTATTATGTTCATTGGTATCATCCGTACCAAGTGTATTACCAACTTTGACTTCCTCTTGAAATCTGTTTAATTTGGTTTTATCATCAAGTGCTCGAGAAGCTTGAATTTGTAAAGCGTATTCTGGAAGTGCTCCAAGCAAATCCTCAACAAATTCATTATATTTGGTCTGAAATACTGAAGTTTCTGTAGCAGTTGGTTCCTCCATTCTTCTTTAAGGTTACTAAAAACCCTTTAAATTAACATTTTGGTATTAAGCCGCGCGTGCTTTCTCGGATAGGATACATAGGACTTTAAGATATTGCCAAATAATTTCTTGATTTGCTGTTCCCATTGAATCCCAATGTTTATCAAAAATAGCAAGTGCCGAAATCATTTCATTAAACTGAGTTGAAAGCTTTTGTTGTGCAACCTGGCGAATGTGAACTACATCGCGCTTTAAAACGGCAGGTGCTAAGTCATTATATACGTGTTCTGTAAATAAATCTAGAATTAGTCTGGGATTGATCTTCTTTGCTCCCTTAATTGCCTCTATTGCCATTTTAATATCTCTCTCTTCCGGAAAGGTATTACAGAGTTCTTCAAAGAAATTTATAAGCTGCATACAAAAGGCAGACAAGGCCGACATATCTCTATTTATTATCTATTAGTCAATCTTTAAACTGATTTGATTATTGGCGCACGGGATATGCTGATTATTGACGGGCTACACGCTGGGGAATACCTACATCGCGCCCCTTCAAAAATTGCTCCATCTGCTTATCAAGTAATTCTTCTTTCTTACTTCGTTTCTCATTTGAACTTGTAGTTTGAAAACTAGAAGCCTCTCTTGTACTAACTGCATCTTGGCCATTTAGATATGTAAAATTATGTGCTACTCTTGTTCCACCGTTACCTTGTGCAGATGTATCATCGCCAATAAATGAATAACTATCACCAAAACTACCACCCATTTCAGAATCAAGATATGGTTCAGGTTCCACTGACCCAGAAGGCCCTCCTCCTTGACCATCTCCTGAGCTTTTACCACCTCCATCTTTCATTTTACGTTCATATAACCAATTCATTACTTCACTATTGATTCTTGGCTCAGGCTCACCTGAAATTACAAGTGTCGGAACACTTTTTAGCCAAGAAGGTAGTTGAGGACGGTTTGTTGATGGATCGACACATACAAAACGAAATTCACCCTTATAGGGCGTTTGAGATAGCTCGGTTATAAATGCTTTTGACCATTCACATCGATTTGAATAGAAACATATGTGAATTGGTGCGGCAGTGCCTTTGTTCATCCTTTTCTAATTGACGAACGAATCCTAATCAATATGGACGCAATTTATAAAATTTGATTTAAATGTTCATTCGGAAGATATGTTAGGACGCCAAGATGAACTTCGACAATCTTAATAAACTCGATGATCGTACATATTCTTTCACTCTCTCTCCAATCCATGTCACATATGCTAATACCCTTCGCCGTCTAATCCTAACTGGTGTCGAAACTGTAGCATTTCGCTCAGATATGACATCTACGGGCTCAACAACTGATGTAGTTGTTAAACGGAATGATACTCCAATGACAAATGAAATGTTAGCTGACCGTATTGGTCTTATCCCAATTAATATCACCGAACCTCTGAGTTGGAAAGATGATAAATATATCTTTACTCTTAAAGTTGCTGGTAATAAAGATAATACAACCTATGTTAAATCAGGTGATTTCAAAGTATATGAAGTAAATTCCCTTCTATCTGGTGGGGCAAATAGTAATAATGAAAATAATGAAAATAATACTGTAAAAGAACAAGTTGTCAGTGATGAACTTATTAATGTTCCGAGTGACAAATTCTTTCCTCCAAATCCTATTACTCGTGATACTTGTCTAATTGCGACACTACAACCAGGTTCTGGTCCAACTCAACAGTTTATCGAAATTAAGGCAAAGGCTACTAAGGGTACAGGTCGTGAACACGCACGTTTTAGCCCAGTATCTCAATGCTCTTATGAATATACACCTGATACTGATCCTCGGCGTATCGAAGAGATGTTTCTGTCTTGGCTTAATACTGCTAAAAAGGCAAGTGGTGTAGAAAAAGGCTCTGAACGTTATAATGAGCTTCGTCGCGAATTTAATACAATGCAAATCAAACGCTGCTATAAAATCAATGAAAAAGATGAACCAGATAGTTTTAACTTTACTGTTGAAACTGCTGGTGTTTTACCTGTCCCCTATATTGTAGAACGTGCCTGTGAAGTTGGTGAAAATATGTGTAGTCGTTATGTGAATATTCATCGTGGTGAGTTGCCTGCTGAAATAACTATCTCTTCAGCTGATTCACGTATTATTGGCTATGATTTCCTTATTCGTGGTCACGATCATACTCTCGGTAATCTACTTCAAACTTGGCTAGTTGAAAACCATATTCAAGGTGACTCTACTCCAAAGGTTACATATGCTGGTTATTCGGTGCCTCATCCTCTTCGAGATGAAATGGTTCTTCGAATTGGTGTAGAGGATGGTGAAGAAGCAACTGCTCGTCAGGCTCTAGCGGAGGCAGCGAAGGGGTGTGTGGATATGTTTCAGAAGCTCCGTGCGGCTTGGCGTGTATCAACTGGTGCACCTGTTCAAAAGACAATTATTGCTGGACCAGGTTCAAAGACTGTTCGTCGTAAGACTCCTAAAGTCGCATCTCAGGCGATTTAGAAGTAATTAGTGACATATACTTAAAATTAAAGTATCTATAAATAAACTAAATATTTTTATTAAATATTTCATATCTCCAAAATAAGATTTAATAAATAGAAGAGGATGATTAAAATATATTATAAATAAAATTATTTAGCATTATGAACACGAAAAAATATATCTTTGACATCTGTAATCTGTTCCCATTGATCTTCATTAATAGACCATAAATTAGTATTTATACTAGGAATTGTAAATAAATCCTCAGAAACTCTGAATAATCTTTTAATTATATCTTTTCCAGTAAATATAGTAGGAATACCTTTTTCCTCAAATTTGTAATTTACAATCTCTGGAACTATAATATTTATTGGATATGGGATTGAAACAGACTCTGATAAATCCTGTAAAGGGGTTTTAGTAATTGTAATATGTTCTGTAAAATATTTCTTCATATATATACCAAATGGTGTATAAAACCATTGTTTACCAATTCCTGCCTCTAGTTTATTCCATAAATAACTATAATTTTTTAGAGTTGTATCATATGCTTCGTTAAACGCATTACGATTACTTTGAAGTATATCTTCTTGTCTATCCAGATAATCATCCATCCATTGAAAAAGTATTCCAAGATTGTTGCCCCAAATCTTCCAAAATTCACTATTTAATCCAATACATACTGCAACTGTTTCAGCAACAAGTTCAAATAATACACCAGTTTTAAGTGATGCAAGTTCAATTAGATCTCCTTTTTTTTCAATATCGTAATACTGGCCAATAGTGAGTCGTTGTAGTTTAGTTTTTAGAAGATTTTGCCATATTATATCTGAAACATGGCTTGGCTTATTATTTAACCATATATGTCTAACAATATCAATTAATTCAGATGCTATTAGAATTGCTTTTTTAGGTGAGAAAACAGTATGAAGTGTCTTACGACCTCGCCTCTCACTTGCATCATCCATCCAGGGTGTATCATCCAATACAATACTTGAAACGTGTATACATTCTATAGCAAATGCTAATTCGGCAGATATCTCAGAATCCGGGGATAAATACTTCCATAATTCGCAGAAGAGTTTTGAACGAATCTCTTTTCCTCCAGTAAAAAGATAGTTCCACGAATATTCTGCCACATTTGCTGGATGAATCTTAAACCAATGCGTGCGCCACTTTTCATATATAGGCAGTTTTAATGTATCCCAAGACATCTAATTTGATTTTTCTATAATTTCTAAAAAATATTAC